GGGAGACATATCATCAAGAAAGGCCGCCTGTTTCGGGAAGCCTCTGTCGATAAAGCTCTTCCTAGGCTGAGACTTCGCTTGTAGCTGACGAAGCTGAAGCTTTGCGTGTTCCAGGTCCTTTTTTATCAAGGCTAGGCTCATTCGTTACCTGTTCGCATGGGGTTGTGTAGACGACGTTAGCGAAAGAGGTCCAGGCGACGGCCTTCGTGTGGCGGTTGGTGATCTGAACGACCGACATCTTGAGTTCATCAAGATAGATGATCTCGTTTATGTAGTTAGCTTCGGGCGCGAAGTTCTCTGTCTTCCCGCCGATCGTGATGGCCATACCGAACTTCACATCTTTAATCTTCATCGTTTCTCTCCATAGTTGACGTGGCTTAATCGTTCGTAAAAGAACGGATCAATGATCAGTCCGCTTCGCTTTAAGCGGTAGCCGAAAGGCTCTTGTGACGCATCATAGTACTCATTCGAAGAGAACGACGGCGCGTGAATGGTAATGACTTGTGTCTTGTAGGATCCGAGCGCCTTCATGAGTTCGGCTTGAAAGCCTAAGCGTCTGACGATGTTCTTCGTGTAGCCGAAGTCGATCGCGGCAAGTGTCGGTGTGATCGGATGCCACATGAGAACAGAGTAGATGAGCGTCGGATCTTCTTGATCACAAGCAATCATGTTGGTCTTTAGCCCGGCTTGAATAGAATGTTCCACGTGGTTTGTTATGGCCGACTTTAGAAGCTGACCATCGGTGAACTGATAACGAGGCCTTACGGTCTTCCACCACGCATCGTGAATGAAGCTGTGATCACCTTTATCTACGGCCCGCAGGAAGTGCTTTGGTCTCACGAGGCTTTCGCTTCTTGTGCTTCTCTCATCTGTGCGATGACGGTGAGCATTTCGCTCAAATCCTTCTTTAGCTTTTCCATCTCTTCGTCAGGTCCTTCATTCTTCCAGCCGCATAGGTTCTTTAGAGTGAAGATGAGCATGGTGTCTGACTTGCCCGACGTTGCTCTGGCTAGGGCTGTCTGGATGAGCTTAAGCTTCGTGCTGTCTAGCTTACGGTCTCGGTACTGAGTGAACGTGATGTTGTGTTCCTGATCAATGCAGCGCTCGATCGTATCGACTGAGCAGTCCATGATGTTTCCTGCCATCACCTTCGTTGCTCCGCACTGTAGAATGGCGTCCAGGACCTTCCAGTCGAAGGCTGTTTTTCGCATACTCATACTGCTTCACTTTCCTTTTCGTTTAGAATAGCCGCATCGTGTCGATCACATATCATCACGCGCTTTCGTGCGATCTCGACGTAATTCTCGTCACGCTCAATGCCTACGAATTCAAAGCCTAGGTTCTTACACGCAACGCCGGTTGTGCCTGAGCCCATGAAGGGGTCTAAGCATACGCCGCCCGGTGGAGTGACGAGGCGAACGAGGTATTCCATGAGCTTTACTGGCTTCACTGTTGGATGATGATTCGCGACAGGTTCTTGAACGGCGTGTGGGTCTGCGCCTAACCTTGCCGGACTTCCGGGTCTGGTTTGTCCGGTGCTGGTCGCAAGGACTTGCTTCGGCATTCCCTCAAGCCCCTTGTTTCGCTCTGCTTTCGAAGCCTTCGCGCAGTAGAAGAATCGAGATGCGCCGCCTGAGTCGCCGTGACGAGTTTCAACTCTGACTTTCGACGATTGTTTCCAAGATTCTGATGGGTTCTCTCGAACGCTCACGCCCTTACGGCTTTCCGCTGATTGCCCACTCTGCAAATCCAGCATCGCCGCTGCTTCTTCGTCGAATAGAATGTTCGCTGGCCATCGTCCTTCTTGTAGTCGGTAATCTTTTGAAGAATCTTTTTGCTCGCCGGTGTTCCAGTTTAATGAACCCGATGCCGATGAGCCCGCGTTGTGAACGGCGGCGGCCTTACGGTCGGACTCTGAGGCAAACCCGATCCTCGACTGATCAATGTTCAAAGCACCCGTACCAAACGCCTGCACGTTCTGCGCAACGGTGTGTTTCGGTGCTAGAGGCTTTCGTGCAACGCAGATTGGTTCATTCGCTGGTTTTAGAGATGTGCCGAAGCCTTGCCATTTCTTTGCGGCTTCGGTTGCGGGAGCGGTGATTGTTTGAATACCCGCCGAATCCTCAGGTGCTCCTTCACGGTTATCAAAACCACGCATTCCTGCAATCTTACTATTAGGCCGGGAGCTTGGATTAACACCCACAACTTCACGCTCTGCACCCGCCGCCTTATCAATCGCCTTCGATACGTCTAGCGACTTCGGAAAACCACTCCCGTAAATCCATTGAATCTGGTCTCTGATTTCAAACCCAGCATCTTCAATGTTCACGACAAGACGATGATAAGTACGTGTGCCACCGAACGACAAAAGATGCCCACCTGGTTTCAGAACACGAAGCACTTCACGCCACAGTTCAACCGTCGGAACCTCGTAGTCCCAAGCTTTTGACATGAAGCTGAGACCGTAAGGTGGATCCGTGACCACGCTGTCGATCGAATTAGCCTTCATCGTCTTCAAGGTTTCAAGTGAGTCACCGTGAAAGATCACTAAAACCCTCTGGTCGTGCCATTGTCATTCCATTCATGCCCACATTTCGGGCATTCGTGTTGTAGGCTTTCTGTGTCTTCTGGCTCTTCTGGTTCTGGTGGGACGGGGATGTCGATTTGAAAGCCATTGATCCCGAGCATGTCGATGTCGAAGTCAGGGCCGAGATCACCGATCTGATTGTTGATTGCGGCAAAGTCTAGTTGGGCCCAGAGTGCGATGGCGTTATCGGCGTGTAGGTGAGCGGTCTCTTGCTCTTCTGACTCGAACTCTTGATGAACGACCGGAACCTTAAGCCACCCGTTCTTAATCGCGGCCTCAAGCCGTCCGTGACCAGCAACGATGGATCCGGAAAGGTTACTGACGACGATTGGCGACCGGAAGCCTTGATAAAGAAGGATCTTCGCTAATCTTTCGATCTGATCGTCTGGATGAGTGTTGGCGTTCTTAGGGTGCCTTGTGAGGCGAGAGATGTCGGAGAGCGTGCCTTCGCAGTAAACTTTAAGCGTGGCCTCGGCCTTGGTCTTGGTCATATGCTGTAATCTCTTCTATGTTGACGTTTTCTATCTCAACAAATACGCGCGTAATTTTTACTATCCTGCCATCGGTATTGCGAATGTAAAGCTTAAACGACCCGTCACGGCTTGCTGACTCCATAACTTTGTCTTGATCTGACGTTGGCGTAAGCCATACGCCTAGGACGTCGACGGGCACTTCCTGAAGCTTTAGGCCTAGTTCTGTGCTCGCCATGCCTCTGAACCTTTGCATGTTTCGCACATCCGAATGTCTTTCTGATCTGTCTCGAACTCTTGCTCACAACCAAGACAGGCCCGAACGATGATACGGAACGGCCTCATCGGCACCTCTCGGTGATCAAGTGTCTTTTTGTAGATTCTTCTAAAACGTAACGTCATGGGCTTCATGGAGAAGACTCCACAACGATGTGAACTCGCTGGTCGAGTAGTTTATTCACTTTCTTCCAATGAAACGTCGGTGAGCCGATAACACTGATCCGGTCGTCTTCAATGATCTTAGCCCGGACAAGGCCGTCTAAGATCGGCTTCCAGCGTGAGACGAGGTTATCAAAATCAGGCTCGTTAATGCCGTGCAGCGTAAGCGTCAGCCGTGGCTTTATGATTTGCCAGTCAAAGGGGATGTTAGCGAGTGAATGGATCACGAAGTCAGCCCATAAGGTGACTGACGTGTGTTTAACTCTCCAGTGCATCCTGGCGTTCGCGTAATTAGGCGGAGTGCCTTCGATCGTGAGGTCTAGGATATGAGGCCCAAATAGAGCCGTGGCTTGTCCTGGCGTGCCTGGCTTACGCTTGCGCGCTAGCTTCTTGACCACTTCCTTGAACGACGGCTTTTTGGTCAAAGAGACCTTCCGCATGCTGAAGCCTTTCCCAAATTCTTTTGGAAAGAATTACCTTCTCTTTATGAGCAAGGCCTAGAGACTTC